GTCATCGGGATGGCCACGGCAATCGCCAGCACCGCCAGAATCAGCGGCGCGCTCAGTTTGAGCTTTTTCATGGGTAACTCCTTACAGGGTCGGGAACGAGATTTTCGGCAGCGGTTCTGCCTGCAGCTTGATGGCTCTGCCATCAGGGGTGGCGTCACGCACACCGTTACCGCCCGCGTCGCGCTGGCCGGCCTTCAACTCTGAAATGAGGCGCTTGGCCTCGGAGCGCGGCATGCCAGAGGCACGCAGCGCGTTTTCTACTCGGCGGGCGCTGTGCGCCTCTGGGCGGTCTTCGCCTCGCTCGATCTCATCAGAGGCGAGCAGGCTGTCAGCAAAGCCCTTCTCAACAGCGGCGCTGCCGCCGATCCAGGTCTCGCCGTCCATCATGGTCTGGATGGTGGCCAGCTCGATGCCGGTGTGAGCGACGTAGATGTCGGCCATGGCCTCGTCAAACGGCTCCAGGTAATCGGCGTAAGAGCGGAAGTCGTGGCGGTTGCCCGCGGCAAACGTCCAGGCGTTGTGAATCATCAGGAACCCAGCGCGGGAGACCTGCACCTCATCACCGGCCATGGCGATGATTGAGGCGGCGCTCGCAGCCAGCCCAAGCACCTTGATGGTCACGTGGCCTTTGTGCTCACGGAACAGGTTGTAGATGGCCAAGCCCTCGAACATATCGCCGCCGGGGCTGTTGATGACCACTTCCACGTCGTTGTCACCAATGCTGCGCAGGGCGGCAGCAATGCGCTTGGCGGTGACGCCTTCACCGGTCCACCAGTCTTCGCCGATGATGTCGAGAATACTGATGGTGTTGTCCGACTCGGCAGCCGCCTTGATCGTTGGATTCCAGCGATCCAGCGCCTTGGGCGACAGGTCAAAGCGCATCGAGCGCACCGGGGCGCTCACCCGGGCAACGGGCTTGTTCTTACGGTCCATTGTTGGTTCCTTGGGGCTGGCCCAGCTGGTCAAGGGTGGTCATGGCTGTTTGCACAGTCAGCTTGTCGGCGTTGCCACCCTTGGGCGGCAGGTTCTCTTTCTGGCGGCCCTCGTCGCGGGTCATCAGGCCGTTGTTCACCATCTTGCTGAGGAACTCGGCACGTCCTGCGCTATCGGCCCGCAGCAAGCCTTCAATGCTGAACTCGGCGTAGTAGCGCTGCCGGTCAACTGGGCTGAGCAGGTCTTTGTTGATGTGCTGTTCAATGCGCGTGAGCCAGGGCCGCAGGGTGAACGTAAGGAAGCCAATCATTTGTTGCTCAATCCCGGTGCCCCAGCTGGTGGACTTCTCGCTGTGGCCGACCATAAAGGGCGGCACGCGAAACCACCGGCAGATCTCCTCGACGCTGAACGCGCGGGACTCCAGCAGCTGGGCATCCTTGGGATTGATGCCAATAACTTTGGCGTCCATGCCGCCTTCGAGCAGCGGCGACTTGCCGGCGTTGATGGCGCCGGAAATTTCCTTGAGGTTCTCCCTGAACTCCTTGCGCTGCTCTGGCTTGAGCACCTGCGTCATGGTGAATGCCACCGTAGGCGACAGGCCACGCTCAAACGTGCCGTTGGCGGCAGTGCTTGCTGCCAACGCTGAACCAAATACCGTGGCGCCATACTCGATGGCAGACACGCCCCAGCAGCCATCCAGGGTGAAACCGGGGATGCGGAAGATCCGGCTCTCCGGGATGATGCGCTGCGTTCCGTTGCGCTCGGTGAAACGGTACTCACGGTTGCCACGGCTATCGCGGGTGATGCTCAAGCGCCGGCGATCGAGAAACACCAGCGCCACCTCACGGTTGCCGATGAACATGCGCTCGGCGAAGCCGCCGTCACGCAGCAGCATTGAAACGATCATCGACTCCCAGAACACCGAGGCCGTGCTCTCGGCGTTCGGGTGGCTGTGAATCAGCGGGTATAGCGGGTGATTGCGCGCCTCTACCCGCCCGGCGCTGGTGCGCTCATACAATCCCAGCGGCAAGGTGGAGATGGTCTCGGCGATCAACCGCACGCAGGCCCACACCGTCGACAGCTGCATGACCGTGCGCTCATTGACCTGCTGGCCGGCCTCGGTCTTGCCGAAGTACGTCCAGAACGCTTCCTCTGTCAGGCCGACCGGCACACCCAGCCAGCTCTGAAACGCTGCCTTGATGCGGCCCGGCTTCTTCTGTTGGTTCTTCATACGATGATCGGGTCCATTAGGAAGGCGTCGATATTGGCGCTGCCCTCTTGCTCACCTGCCGCGCCAACGGCCATGGCCAGCGCGACGATGCCGTCGATGCGGCCCGTGCTTTTGCGCTTGGCGAAAATGCGGTTGTCTTTCTGGTCTGCGTCCAGCACTGCGCCTGCTGCGTTCCAGCGCAGACAGGGGTTGGCCTTGATCTCGATCTGCTGCTCGGTGAGCAGGGTTTCGAGCAGCTCAATTGAGCGCGGCATCCACAGGCCCGACTGCTGCGACTTGGCGTAGCCCTGCCCGTGCGATACCAGCTCAACCATCACGCCCTCGGCGTCCAGCTCTGGCGTCATGTACTTGATGCGGTACGGGTCAAAGGCGATGCCGTCTAGCTGAAACATCTGCGCCAGTTCGCCGATACGCTGAGCAACAAAGCCGTAGTTCACGGCCATACCCGGCGGCGCATGGATGTGCCCCTCGCGCAGCCAGGCGTCATACGGCACCTGGTCAACCCGGGCGCGGTCATACAGCGAGTCACCCGGCGTCCAGAACTCAACAAACGCCCGACGCTGGGTTGGGAAGTACAGGGCCAAGGCCGTCAGGTCTCGGCTGCCGGAAAGGTCCAGCCCGCCGAAGCAGGGCTCGCCCAGCAGTTCTTCAATGTCGAACTCGCGCTCGCAGCGCATCCACACCGGCCCGGATATCCACGGGTTCTCGGCGTCTACCCACTGGCAGAAGTTGAGGCGGCGCACCGTGCTCTCTTTCGAGGGCATGCCGCGAGCCTCGGTGACCTGCTCGCGCAGGTACTTGTATCCGGGCACCCCGCCGTTGCTATCACCGGGTTTGCCGAACGCTAAGCTGGGGTTGACCTTGTGCCAGCAGGCTTCGTCCTGAAACGGGTCATCGCCGTCATCCAGGCTGCAGACAAAGCCGAAGAAGCTGTCATCCTGCTTGGTGCCCGCTGATACCGCTCTGGCGTATTCGTGGTACTCAAAGCAGATACTTGTCTTGTCGTGGCCGCTGTTGGTGATCATCACGATCAGCGCTTGCCGGCGGCTCTTGGTACCGGCCCGCATCATGTCCACGACCATGCGGGTCTTGTGTTCGTGAATCTCGTCCAGCAGCGCGACGTGCGGGCGCGGGCCTGACTGGCCGTCGTCTGCACTGATCGCGCGGAAGAAACTACCACTGGCGGGGTGCGCCAGGTTCCAGACCTTCTCCCCGCGCCCCGTCTTTTCGATGCGGGCGGCCAGCGCCGCGGACTGGTCAACCATCGACACCGCGTCGCGGAACAGGATCATGGCCTGATCCTTCTTTGTCGCGGCTGCGTAGATCTCGGCGCGCGGCTCCTTGTCGCTGGTCATGCCATACAGGCCGATGCCTGCTACCAACGGCGACTTGCCAGAGCCCTTGGCGGTTTCGATGTAGGCAGTGCGGAATCGGCGGTGGCCGTCTTGCCCCTTCCAACCAAACAGGCAGCCAACAATGAACGCTTGCCACGGGTGCAGCAGGAAGGGCTGGCCTTCAAACTCGCCGCCGTTCAGGCAGAGCACTTCCTCGAAGTAGCCAATGGCGCGGGTGGCGGCGTCGACGTCCCACACCAGGCCACGCTCGCCCCCTGTCTTCAGGTCATCCAGGTGGCGTTGGCAGGCGTTGCGAATATCAGGGCCAGCCACAATGCGGCCGGCGATTACTTCTTGGGCATAGGCAGTCGCGCGATCAGAAGTACTTGTCTGCGATTTGCTTTTGCTCATTGGGGAACAGCTCGCCTTGCGGGGCCTCTACCCGCAGGCCTCGACGGGCCAGCGGCGAGAAGCCGAATTGCCTCCCGATGGCGTCAACACGCGAGTTGAACATGGCACGCGCCTGCATCACCTCGGACACACTGCGGTAGCCAGTCCGGGAGGTCTGAAAGTAACCACGCACGCCATTGGCCGAGGTCTCGTTTAGTTCATCCATCATCCGATCCAGCGCACGTACCTTGCTCAGGCAGTGGCAGTACTCGGCGAGCGTGTGCCCATCCAGGCGCGTCACCAGCCCAAGCTGGAGCAAGTCAGGGATCAGCCCGTCCCAGATCTTGGCGGCCTCCTCATTGAGGTGGTCCGGTTTGTCTGGTGCCTCTGCAGGCACGGGCGGGTTCAGCACCTCATCAAGCAGCGCTTTGGCGTTCTTCTTGCTGGGGTTACCCCTGATCAGGTGCACCGACGCAGGTTTGCCCGTGCGGCCTGAATTTCCGTTGCCGGCCATAGTCTTCTCCCGACGGCGCTACCCTATCGGGGTGCCGTCCATGTATGTCAGCGGCGGCGCGTCAGGGTCGGCGTCTTCAGCGAGCGCCATGACCAACGCCTCCAGCAGCTGGTTGGTTTCTTGCTGCAGCTCGATCTGGCGCTCCAGCATTGGGGCCAGGTCCCGGTACAGGCCGGCGTCCAAGCCGCCATCGGCGATCAACATCTCGACACCCAGCCGGTCAGCCATCGCTTCCAGATGATTGGTCAGGGCTGCCCTTACTTCCGGGCACAGCAGCTGCTCGGTCTTGACCACCAACAGCCCCTTGCGTGAATCGCTCATAAGCCACCTTTGTCCATTTACGAATCCAGGCGCGCCGCCGCTCACATGCAGAACAGGCCATCGCAACCTCCAAAACCATCAGATTTCACGTAGCGCAACGTCCTGACTGAAAGGGGTACCCCCCCATTTTTCCCGGCGTTGCGTAAAAACCGGCGGGCGGGGTCTTAGGCGGCAGCCTGTGAACTTTTGCCCCACCCCTCCCCCTGTCGGAGTCATGCCCGCCAGTGGTGGTTGGCGTCCAGCGGGATTCCGTCCAGCCCGCAGCCGATCTCCCGCCCCGCCTTCTCGATACGCTGCTTCGTCGAGTCGTGGTGCGTCGAGCACAGGCCCTGCCAGTTGTCCTGGTCCCAGAACAACCGCTGAGCCTCGCTGATGGCTGCCTTGTCGCCAGACTTGATGGCTTGCTTCAATCGGTGCGGCTTGATGTGGTCAACCACCGTTGCCGGCGTGACCCTGCCCTGCCGCTGGCACATGACACACAGAGGATGGCTGACCAGGTAGGTCTTCGCTGCCTTGGTCCAGCGCGACGTATAGACGCGCGGCTCACTGCTCACCGCCCGAACGCCTTGCGGAACAGATCAATGATCGCCGGCAGGCTGCGCCCGTCAGGCCCGTTGAACCAGGCGAACACACCGCGCACTAGCACCCAGGCAGGCAAGCCGGCAGTGAAGTACACACCGGCGAATGCCACCAGCCCCTCGAAGGTCTCAGCCCACGCCTGCAGGCCAAGCCACTGGATGATGAACGCGCCACCGCAGACCGAGCCCAGCACCGTGCACACCAGCGCAACCACCCACTCGCGCCGCGACTGCGGCTCGGTCAGGCACATCACCACCAGCGCTACAGCACCAGCGCCGACGCTGATACCCAGCAACTTGCCCAGCCCAATGCCGGCCAGCCCCGCGGTGGTCGGCTCGCTCATGTCCTGAATCCTCATGGATGCTCCCGGGTTGAACCTTCCCTGGCGCTGAAATAGAAAACCCCGCCGAAGCGGGGTTTGGGGTTTGCTGGCAGCCAGTCCAGCAGGGGAAGCGGTTTGCCGTGCTGCTTACGCACGAATCAAAAACTTAGCTGACTTTTTACGCTAGACCGTCAAAGGCGTAAACCGTCGATTAACGCCCTTTCCGGTGCTTTGCGTGGGCAGTGTGTGCAACGTGTGTTGAACATGCGTTAGCGCCAAAACATGCCCGACGAACGGTAACGACTATTTTCAAGATGCCCGCCGAAGCCAGGGCAGCTCAGCCAGCAGCAGCGGCTCCAGCAGCACATGCAACTGGTGCAGCTTGCTGCGATAGGTCGCCTGCGACCGCCAGCCCATGCGCTTGGCCTGCTGCTCCACCAGCGGCATCGGGTCGGTCAGGTACCGCACCCGGGCCAGCTTAACCAGCTCTGCGCCAACCTTGCCGTGCCCGCCCGCCTCCGCCGGTTGCCGGATCATCACCAGGGCACGCTCCACCGCTTCACCCACAGCACCCAGCGGGCCGTTCTCAAGACCAACGCCGTAGCCATTGCCAAGCGCAGTACTCCGGATCATCTCGCCCTGCGCATCGATCATCGCACCCAGAGTGCACTGCAGCATTGCCACCGTGCCCCGCCGTCGGTACTGGTCTCCCCAGGTAATCAGGGCCATTTCAACCCGCTCGATCATCGCAACACCCCCTGTTTTCCAACCCTAGACACAAATCCGCCAACCCTAGACACAACCCCAGACAGCAAAACCCTTTTAAAAACAAACACTTTTTTATAACTGTCTAGGGTGTCTAGGGTTGATAGGGTTTTTTCCTCACGCATGAACAAAAAACACCAAAGCCGATTGCGATAAATACACGCCCGCGCGCGCGTAAAAACCACTGCAACCCTAGACACTTGAACGCCAGCCGCTCTAACACGCGGGCTGTAGCTGTCTAGGGTTTGATTCTGCAACCCTAGACACACCCTAGACACCCCGGACAGATTACGCATCAGGGCCTCCCGCATTACGCAGCGGCGCGCTGTATCCAATGCAGCCGTCCCACTTCTCCGGGTGCCAGCCCGCCTCAGCGGCCTGCCTGCGCCAATCGCGCACCAACTGGCCCAGCCGCTTGCCATCCGACAGGTCGAGCCCGTCAGGCGGGTTAGGCACAAAGAACATCGAGCGCCTTCGGTTGTTGAAGTCGTCGTACCAGAAGTACTGCCCCGGCGACTTGTACGTGTCTGGCTTGGTACCGAGGAACAGCCCGAACTTAGTCTCGCTCAACTTGTGCTCACCACCCCGCGAGCACCACTCAGTGAATAGCCCATACAGATCCTGCGTGCGGCACGGGCTGAAGGGAATGCCAAGCCCGTCAGTCTTCCAGAGGTTGTAGAACGTCTCCCAGGCGGTAAAGCTCAGCTCAACCAGCCGCTGCCGCGCTGGCGTCTTCGGTGGCCGGGTGCGCTCGTCAAAGTCGCCCAGGTCGTAATCCAGCAGGTACTGGTAGAACGCCTCAATGCCGCCGTTCGCCAGCTCCCAGCCGATCCGCTTCTGCGCCTTTTCCGGCAGCGTCAGCTCTGGCCACAGCACCAGCATGCGCCGGTCGTTCTCCCCGATCGGCCAGGGCAGGATCTCGTTGGACAGGAACACGGCGTTCATATAGTTCGCCTCTTCCCACCCGTTCATAAACTTCGACTCGATGCGCACCGTCTTGCCGGTGACCATGTGCTTGATCTTGCCGGTCTGGTTGTAGCGTTGGTCGCGGCTGACGACCTCCTCAAACAGGCCATACAGCTTGCTCGACTGCCACTGGCTCCAGCTGCTCTCCAGCTGCACCTGGCCCACCGTCGCGCCGTACTCCCCATAGATCGGCCGCATGATATCGCCGAACAGCAGGCTTTTGCCCGAGCCCTCCATCGTCGAGTGCATCAGCACCGCCGTGTCCAGCTTCGCGCCCACATGCTGCAGCGGGAAGGCCAGCCACTTCGTCAGCCAGTCGACCGCATCCTGCTGGCCGTTACACAGGAACCCAAGCAACCAGACGATGCCACGGCACAACTCAAGATCGGGGTTCGGGGTAAGGGGCAGGCCCTCAAAGGTGTTGATAGTGTCTTTTGGTGGCTGCGTCATACGCGGGTCAAACACCAGATTCGCAGCAGGGATCACCTGCCGCTGATCCGAGTTCTGCCAAAGGCTGAATGCATCACCCAGCGCCAACTTCACCGCCGCTGCCGGCAAACGCTGCCGCAGCTGGCGGTCGTAAATATCCTGCGAGCCATCCAGGTACACATAGCGCCAGTACAAATCCTCGCTGCTGACCTGCCCCTTCGACTTGCCCAGCCGCTTGCCCAGCTTCGCATCCGTCTCCAACCGTTTCGCGTGTTCGGGGTCCACGCCCTTTTTGCCCGGCAGGTCATACCACTGGTTGCCCAGCGCCTTGCCCACCATCGCCAGAAAGCCCGTCTTCTTCACGACCACCTTGCGGTGCAGGTCGAATACCTTCGTCTCGCCCTCCACCAGCGCAAACCGGCTTGTCACCTTCTCCAGCGTCCAGCCCGCAGCCTCCCCGGCCCCCTCTTCTGGCGGTGCCGCACCAGCGGCGCTCGCTGTGTCGGATGGGGCCGGGGGAAGGTCATCAGCCGCGTCAGGCTCGCCCGCTGTGCGCACACGCGGCAACGGCGCATTGGCCGCAGCCCGCTGCAACTGCTCGCGCACCACGTCCAGCCCAAACTCTACATGCAGGTCATTCCAATCGATCTTGCGGGATGCCGTCATGCCGCCTCCCTGCTCTGCTCCGGCGGTACCGGAAACACCGCGACCGCGTCAAACTCCAACGCCAGCGCCTCGGCCTGCACCCGGCCCGGGTTATCCCCGTTGGCCTTCGGGTCATCATCACCGGCAATCACCAACTGCGCATGTGGGTACCGCTCACGGATGCCGCGGGCAATGTGCGCCATGTTGCCCAGGTCCACACACATGATCGTCGGCCACTGCGTCGCCTGGTACACGCTGCAGGCCGTCGCGTAACCCTCGGCCAGCGCGATCACCGGCATATCATCAGAGCGGCCAACCCAATGGCAGCAACCCTGCTTGCGGGCAAACTTCGGGAACAGTTTGGTGCCGTTGCCGTTAATGCTCTGGTGGCTCCACACGGTACCGTCCAGATCGGCCAGCGGGATCAGAATGTCCCCCGGCCCGTACTTGCGGAATGACAGATGGTCAGGGCGCGGGTTTGGCATCGACTGGAAAAACTGACCGATACTCTCCCCGGTCCAAATCTCGCACACACCGCGCTTGTCGTCCGTCACCATCAGCACCGGCTGGGTCACAAAGCGCACCCCAAATGCCGGCGACTGCTTGCGCTCCAGGTACGCAGACTTGCCCCGCGCCTTCGTGAACTCAGACAACAGCCGACAGGTTGCCACCTGAATCTGCTGCTGCATGTTCGCAGCGTGCTCTTGATCGGCCAGCACCGCGGCCTCCCGCTTTTTGCGGCGGGCTTCCTGCTCTTCCCTTTTCCTCCGCTTCTCAGCGGCTGACATTTCACGACGCTCGCGTGTCCAGTTATTCTCAACCGCAAGCTTCACCACATAGGCAATGGTGACTGTGCCATCAGTGCCAGATAGCTTGCATGATTTCCACATACCTAGAGCATCATCCCGCTTGTACCTTGAGTCACCCCGGCTCCAGTCATCCCAAACATCAAAGCCGTCCTCTCCGAACTCATGCTTGATGCCCATGGTAATCATTGCCCAAGTCTTGCGGTCACAAGCTGGAGAGATCCGATCCAGCATACTCTTCAGGTCGTCTAGCGTCAGGTCAGGATAATCAGCCATGCTGCGCCCCCTTGATCACCTCGAACTCGACGACCCAGACCCAGGGGTTTGCGTCCCAGCTCTCATCGCCGTTGATACGGCACCAGAGGTCGATAAACCCCATGCGATATGCGCGTGTAGCCAACTTCTTTAGCTTCACAGTAAGAGGGGGCGCGCCCTCGGCTTGTGCCTGCTCTTCGCTGATGTCCTGCAGGCGCTCAACGCGCACGGCGGTGATTTCCAGCTGAATGCGGCTGGCCCAGCGTGGCATGTGGATGGATGGGCGCCACGGGAAGCTTCGCGCCCTATCGAAATTCTCACGGTAAACGCACGCTTGGTAACCGTCTGATGGGTTGATCTGCTGGTAGATGCCGCTGCTGCCACGATATGCAGGTTCCGGTACGAATGCGTGAGCCTCACGCACCCACAGCTGATCGCCTGGGCTTCCGTAGGGGCAGTTATACGGGCGCTCCATGCCGTCTGAGCAAACATGGCTTTCCCCATCATCGCTTTGATAGGGCCACCAGCCAGCGCCGTGCTCAACAAGAACGAATGAGTCGCGTGTTCGCGGGAGCTTTACTTCTCGCCGCGTCACCGTCTTCCGACCCTCACGAATCGCACGGACCATCTCACCGCTGAACAGAATCGGACGCTCACGCACGGCCCACCCCCTTATGCTCACGGATCGCCTGGCAATCCACACAGCACTCAACCCCCGGCAACGCCTCGCGCCGCTTGAGTGGAATGGCTTCATCACAGTCGAGGCAGTACGGGTGGTCGATAGCGGGCCGCGAGGCTTTTTGGAGGCGGGCCGCGAGGGCATCATCGAGCATCTGCTGGGCGCGGTCGCTACCCAGGTCGCAAGCATCAGCCATGGTCTGCACCTCCCATGTCTGCCAGCGCCTGCTCCAGCGTTACCACGTCAACGCGGCGGCGCACGGCAGCGGTCAATACGCTCTCATCGTTGGTCAGCATCAGGTCGCCTTCGCCTGTCAGGTCGCCCACCTTCCAATCGTCAACCACACGCACGCAGCCGTAGTGCTTGCGCAGCGCCTCGGCGTGTCTGGTCTTACCTGCGCCCTGCGGGGCGTACAAAATCAGCATGCTCATGGCTCCACCCCCTCTTCCATCGCCTGCCGCGCCCCAGCGCAGATGCCCAGCAGCTCGGCGATCACGCGCCCGGCGCAGTGCTCCAGCTTCAGCACCTCGTGCAGATCCCACCGCCCATCAGCCACGCCCTCATGCAGGCTCGCAACAAAGCTTGCGTCTGCGCCGGCCATTGCCGCCAACCCAAGCAGCGCCTGCGGCGTGACCTTGACCGGCATCGGCTTGAACGCGACCGCTCCACCGGGGCGCACCAGCGCTGCAGCAAGGCGTTCGTCTTGGGTGATGGTGAGAATGTCCTCGATCCACTCCGGCATGATCGGGCGATTAAGGCTGGGGCTGAGCGCCTTGGTCAGCGCATCGGGTGACACCCCCATTTCCAGGGCAACAGCAGTAATGCCCCCGCGGAAATCACGGCAAGCGCGATACAGCGCGGCCCTGAGTGACAGCACCGGCCCGGCGTCCGGCAGCAAGTCTTTACGGCTCATCGGTCTTATTTCCCCTTTATCGCCGTAGCCAAGGGGCGCAGGGGCGCTTATCCTTGGTCTACAGCAGTCGCCGGCCCCTTTGCACTGGCTGTGTCAGGGGCTGACTGTTGTGCGGTGAGCGGTGTGGTAGCTGCTCACCAACCCCGTCAGGGCCTTGGGTCTTCCGTGGTAGGTGGTCCCTTGGCTCTGACACCTATTCAGCCAGTCGCAACGCGGCTGGCTTTGTTTCTTGCTCTGTGCCGGTAGCGGTCTGCTGGTGAGGCTCCCGCTACCGGCTCCCGCCGCGCTCAACGTGGCTGTGTCTCCGGCGGGTGTTACTCAGGCTGCTACCGGCTCCGGGCCAAGCAGTCCGTAATGCAACAGCACATCCTGCATGGCTACTGCGCCGCCGCTCTGCTGCGCAAGGCTTTTCATCAAGCGCACGCTGGGCTCCTTGGTCGCATACAGAATGTGAGTGGTGAGATAGTTCACCGTGGTGTTGCAGGCCGCCGCGTAAGCCTCAAGGGCTTGAGCATCCAGGCCCTTAATGAAGTCTTTTAAGGTCATGGCGTGATCCTCCTGCCGACAAAGCTACCTGATAGGTAGTTTTCACGCAATACCCTATTGGCAATTTACCTCAGAGGTAACTAACCAGATACTGACGCCATGACAGTCCAAGACATTCGCTACCAAAACACCCTGCGCCTGCTGGCAGAGCGCAAGCTCAAGCTGAAGGAATTTGCCGAGCTGCTTGGCAAATCCCCTGCTCAGGTCTCAGCTTTCGCAGGAAGAAACCCCCACAAGAAGATCGGGGAGCAGGTGGCGCGGGAGATCGAAAAGGCATTCAACATCCCGAAGGGCGCGCTGGACTTCCCCGAACATCAGAACGTGTCAGCCGGTCGCCCAGCCGGAAGGCAGCTACCAGTGATAGGAAGCGTGGTGGCAGGAACCTTTTGTGAAGCATTCGACCAATTCCACCCAGGCGATGCCGAAGAGTGGATCGAAGCTCCCGGCCCGGTTGGCCCCAACGCCTTCATCCTGCGGATCGAAGGCATCAGCATGGAACCCAAGTTCGTTGATGGCGACAAGGTTGTGATTGACCCATCACTGGAGGCGACGCCAGGCTGCTTCGTGGTCGCTAAGCGAACCAGAGACAACGGCGTAACCTTCAAGCAACTGCGCCGCGAAGGCAACGAATACTACCTCTACGCCCTGAACGACAGCTGGCCAGATCGCGTGATCAAACTGGATGAAGAGTGGCATATCTGCGGACGCGCCCGCTGGAAGATATCGGACCTCTGATCGAAACAACCAAAAAAACTACCTATCAGGTATTGCAAACAACCTGAAGGTAAACTAGATTTGTGTTGAACCCACCTACCACACAGGTTCAACACAATGCAGACACAGCCAAGCAACACCTGCAGGGTCTACCTGCACCCCACAGCGGCCAGTAATCCGGCCACTATCGCAGCCATCACAGCCCGCACCGGCATGGCCATCGTTATCGGTGGCAACCGCCGTGGGGCAGCCCTGCGCCCTTCGCGCCCCGCCGACGACCTCGGCCCATGGGACGGAGGGTCAGCCGCGTGAACAAGCTCACCGCCACCAGCCAGCGCCTGCTGGTTCACCAAATCAAAAGCCGTGGCTCCTTCCTCGTTGTGCTCCAGCAGCCCAACGGCGAGCGCGTGCGCGCCAAGCTGGAAACCCAGCACGATGGCCAGCGCATCAACCTCACCCTGCGCGCCTGCGGCACCGTCAACAGCACCACGCTACCACTGGTGCAGGCTGACAAAACCCTCAAGCAACGCGCCCAGCGCTGGATTGAAGACTGCGCCAATGGCCGGCTGGAGCGTGCAGCGTGAGCCCTGAAGAACAACGAGAAGCGGCTCTCCGAGCAATAGCCCGCATGCTGGAACAAGTGCGACGCCCCAAACGCTCCGACCTTGGCGAGTATGGGCACCTCGGCGGCCTGATCAATATGGCGGCCTTCCTGGGCGTGATCGCCTGGGATGAGGCCATGCGACTGGCTGAGCTCAAGACCAACGCAGGGGATTACGCCGCCCGCGATTACCGAGCAGCACAGGAGGCAACCCATGCCGCGTGAATTCGACCTCGGCCAAGCAGCCAAAGCGCTCGGCACCGGCCGCACTCGCCTGTGCCGCGAACTCAAGGCCCGCAAAATCCTTGACCAGTTCAACCTGCCCACCAACCAGAGCGACATCGATGCCGAGCGCTTCCACGTGCGCCTCAAGTCGCACAACGGCAACCCGCAGCTGAACAACGGCAACGGCGTCACCTACGCCAAAACCTACGTCACCGAGAAGGGCCTGCGCTGGCTGGCCGGCCAGCTGGGCGTGCAGATCGAGGAGGCCGCATGATCAACAAGACCTCCACCAACCCGCTGCCGCTGATCTCCGACACCGTCGGCGCGATCAAGCTGCTGCAGCTGCATCTGCAACACCCCAGCTATGTGGACACCAAGCAGGCCAGCAAAGCGGCAGACGACGCGCTGTATCGCCTTGCCCTGCTGGACGACAAAGCCCTGCGCCTGGCAGAAGCCCTGCACCTGGGCATTGCCCGCTTCCCGCACCCGCTGAGCGTCAGCGTTGGGCTGTCTGGTCGCGACCTGAGCATGCTGCAGATCACCGTCATGGACGGCGAGCACGTCATGCGCACCATCCAGGCGAAGACCGTCGAAGGCCTGCGCGAACTGCTCGCCCTGGACGACCTGTCACCGGAGGCAGCATGACCACCGCCACCCTGGCACAGCTGCAGCGCCGCTACACGCTGCCGTATCTCACCCTGAGCGAACTGCGCGCCGAGCACTTCCCGCACATTCGCACAGACCGCCACCTTCGCCGGCTGATCGACACAGGCGAGCTGCAAATCACGCTCCAGCGGCTGCACGCATCCAAACGCAGCCCGCTGGTCGTCACCCTGGAAGAGCTGGCCCGATACCTTGACGCCCAGCTCAAACAGGCCAACGCCGCCTAAGCGGCACACAACCAGAGGAAACCCACGTGGAAAACCAACACCGCAAGATCAGCGGCTACCGCGAGCTGAGTCAGGAAGAAGTTGACCTGATGAACCGCATCAAGGCCAAAGGCACAGAGCTGCTGCAGCTGCAGGCCGAACTGGCTAATCACCTACTCGATCAGCGGCAAAAAAAGGCCATCGCTTCAGAGAATGGCCAGCAGGCCGCAGTGCATGAGTTCGTTCGTTTCTCCCGCGCAGAACCAGAGCGCTGGGCAGCCATCGGCAAGACCGACATTCAAACCGGAATCATGGCCCTCGTCCGTGCTGTAGCCCAGCCCGGCGAAGCCTGATCAACCCCTACCAAAGAGGAAGCACCGCAATGAAACCTACCGACCCGGGCGAGTTCATCGCCAGCTTGAACGCCGGCGTACTCGCCAACCAGATGGGCATGGCCCTGTCGCACGTCGCCGCCGGCGTCGTTGAGCACGGCAAGAAGGGCAAAGTCACCCTCACGCTTGAGCTGAGCCAGATCGGCGACAGCCACCAGGTGAAAGTGGCACACAAGCTGGACTTTACCGAGCCAACCAAGCGCGGCAGCAAGCGAGAAGACACGGCCACCGAGACACCGTTCTTCGTCACTGCCAACGGCCTGCAGCTGTTCGCAGACAACCCCAGCGGCCAACTGTTTAGCAAGCAAGACGCCCCGGTCGTCGCCCGCGACTGACCGCCAGCAGCACCAATCCACCTACCACAAGGAAAGACCCAATGTTGCCAGTAGAAACCCTTAACCAGATCACAGCGACCCACGCCGTAGCCAACGGCAAGCCGCTGGATACCTTCGTGCCCGCCGCACTGGTACCCGATCAGTACCGCGTTCAGGTTTTGGAGCATCTGCACTCAATGCGCAGCCGCTTCCGTGGCCAGCTCAGCACCCAGTCATTCCGCGACTTCTGCAACTATGTCGAGCACCACATGGGCGATGAAACGCCGTCTGGCTTTGTCGATGCCGACGCTATGGCCTGCCAAGTGCTGTTCAACCTGGGCGATATCGGCGACCCAGGCCACGGCGACGACAGCGCCACCCTCACCCTCAAGCCCACTGCAGCCTTCAACGCCCTGCGCCAGATTGTTGGCAAGACGCTCAAGCAGAGCCAGTTGGCCGAATGGATGGAAGACTGGCACGACTTCCTCGAGGTGCGTGACACCACCGGCACCATCATGGCCACCGCTGTCGCCGTGCAGAAAGTCCGCAGCATCACCATCAAGGCCATGGCCGAGCGCACCAGCACCGAGCAGAACTTTGGCGCATCACGCAGCAGCATGGACAGCATCGAAGCCGCCCACGCAGAGCAGCAGCCGAGCGACCTGCTGTTCACCACCCCGCCCTATGACGGGCTGGGCCGGCGCGACTTCAAACTGCGTCTGAGCATCATCACCGGCGACACCCCGCTGCTGAAAGCGCGCTGGGTGATGCAGGAACAGCAAGAAGAAGAGATGGCGCAGGAGTTCAAAGAACGCCTGACCGCCGAGATTGGCGGGCTCTGCACACTCACCGTCGGCACCTTCGCCATCGGCAAATAACCACCAACCACAGCAGCCAGCCCGGTGCAGCACCTACCACTGCGCACCGGGCGCAGGGAGACACAGCCAATGACCGAACCAACCACCCTCACCGCCATTCACTACTTGGGCGCCGCCATCCTCGTCCTGATCGCCCTGTTGGCCATCGCCTGCTGGTGGGCCTATGACGCATTTGAGCGCGGCAGCAGCATGGGCCGAGCCGAACTCAGCAAGCTGCGCGCAGGCATGAACTCGGCAAACCGCAACAACAACGACCTACGCCGCGAGACAGTCAGCCTCAAGAACCAGCTGGAGCGCACCAAGTCGGACTACGCCCAGGCACTGGAACAGCAGCAGCTGAACCACGAGCAGGAGCTGCAAGCCCTGCGCGCCAATCTCAACCCGCTCAGCGAGCGCGACATCAGCACCATCGGGAAGATGGCCGAGAAGCTGAACCTCGCCGCCAACGCCCTGCACGCCACCGGCAGTTTCAGGGAATCACGCGAGGCCAAGAACCTCGCCTCCAGCGGCTTCCGCATCGTCGACGACCTCAACCGCGCGCGCGCCACGCAGGAGGCAGCATGACAGGCAAAGCCATCCGCACCCGGCAAGAGCTGATGCAACAACACGCTGCCCACGCCGCCAACATCGCCCTGCTGCTGCGCACCCCGGCCGAGGGAGAAGCTGCCCGCTTTCGCCAGCAGAAGACAATCGACAACCTGCGCAACCAGATGCTGGACATCGACATCCAGCTGATGCGCGAAGAATGCGCGATGGAGGCCTGACATGACGTGGATCATCACCGCCAGCGGTCGCCGCTTCGACCTGCTGAACCCTCAGCCTGACGCTATCGCACCACGCGATATTGCATTCAGCTTGGCCAAAATCTGCCGCTTCAACGGTCACTGCACAGGCCACTACTCCGTTGCCGAACACAGCCTGCGAGTCGCCGAACTGGTCGCGCCAGAGCACAAGCTCGCCGCCCTGCTGCACGACGCAACCGAGGCATATGTTGGCGACATGGTCAGCCCACTGAAACAGATGCTGCCGGCCTACCAACAGATCGAGCAGCGCATTTGGCACGTCATCTGTGACCGTTTCGGGATCAACCCAACGCTGCCGGACGAAGTGCACCAGGCAGACCTGACAATGCTCGCCACCGAGCGCCGAGACCTGATGCCAGCCCACCCAGATCAATGGGCGTGTCTGGTAGGCATCACCCCGACCAGCAGCACCATCAAACCACTGAGCGCTATTCACGCTCGATTCCAATATGAAGAGGCGCTGCTCGAAGCCCTTGGAGGTGCCCAGTGAACGGTATCCATAAAGACGCCTACGCCATCGGCACCCAGCACGAGCAGGTCACAGGCCGCATCAAAGACATGCTGATCGAGCTGCAAAACCACGCCTACGCTACCGGCGTAGAGCGCGGCAAAGCGCTGGCCAAGCAGGCCGCTATCGAGGCGGGCACTATCTCGCCGACGCTCTGCCAAACCATCCACCTCGGGCAACCCGGCGTCACCGTAGAACCCTGCTTGATTCTGGGGCCGGATGAAGAGGAGGTAGCCTGCCTGCTGTTCACCGCCCCCGGTACCGAAGTGCGTCTGACCTGGCCGACCCAGACCCAGGCACTGGCCGTGCTGGCTGCTGCAACTGCCGAGGACTGCATAGAAGCAGACGCGCAGCCGGTGGCCTGCGAATGTGGCGACAGCTATCCGCCCGGCAGCTACGGCGCGGGCTTCATCGAGGGTCGCGGACACTGCGCGAACTGCGCCGCGGGCGCGGGTGAAATGGCATCGCTGCTGGGGGTGAGCCCTGCGCCAGTTGTAAACCAGCAGCTTACAACTGAACCGGGGACCGCCGTACCACTCGCAGCCAGACACTACGGCATGTGCATCAGCGCACGCGGCTTACTTGTCCGCGTTGGCGGACACCTCAAGGTCGGCGCACGCGAGATGCTCAAGCACCTCGACGAAATGGCCACCCGTTACTACGCCGGCGATATCGCTGCAGTGGATGAGTTTTTGCAGCTGTACTGCTTGGACGAAAAGCGGCCGGAGCAACCAAGCCGAGTTGATTACGGCCACTGCCCCACCAGCAGCGGCTGCATTGAAGTCTGCATGAAAGCACCCAGCCGCCAGAGCGGAGGCCTGTAACCATGACAGCATTCCGCATTCATCCGCAGCCCGCGTTCAACTTCAACGGCCTAGTGATCGACAACTTTGCCGGCGGTGGCGGCGCGAGCACCGGCATCGAGCTTGCGCTCGGCCGACCTGTTGATATCGCCATCAACCACGACCCAGAAGCCGTGGCGATGCACGACATCAACCACCCGCACACCCGGCACTATTGCGAGAGCGTCTGGGACATTGACCCCCGCGAGGTAACGCAGGGGCGCCCTGTCGATCTGTGCTGGTTCAGCCCTGACTGCAAGCACTTCAGCAAGGCCAAAGGCGGCATGCCTGTCAGCAAGAAGATCCGCGGGCTGGCGTGGGTTGCTATTCGTTACGCGGCCACCGTAAAGCCGCGCGTTATCATGCTGGAGAACGTGGAGGAGTTCGTTACGTGGGGGCCAATCACCGCCAACGGACGCCCCTGCCCGAAGAACAAGGGCCGCACGTTCGCCAGCTTCACCAACGCGCTGCGGCGCCTGGGGTACGAGGTCAGCTGGCGTGAACTGCGGGCATGCGACTACGGCGCACCAACTATCCGTAAGCGCCTGTTCCTGATCGCGCGCCGCGACGGCCTGCCGATCTGCTGGCCGGAGCCAAGCCATGCAGCAGCAGCCACTCCAGAGGTCAAAACCAAACAGCTACAGGCGCAGCGAGTCGCAGCCAGCATCATCGACTGGTCGCAGCCCTGCCCGAGCATCTTCGGACGCAAGAAGCCGCTGGTGGAGCGCACCATGCAGCGCATCGCCCGCGGCATCCAGCGCTTCGTAATCGATGCAGAAGAACCGTTCATCGTCGACAACAAGGCAGCCTTCATCACCGAACACGCCAATGGTAGTGCTCAGCGCAACATGCCGATCAATGAGTCTCTGCGCACTCAATGCGCAGAGGTCAAAGGTGGCCACTTTGCCCTGGTAACTGCCTTTCTGGCGAAACATTACGGCGGCAACTACAAGGGCCCAGGCAGCAGCCTGGCCGACCCTGTGCCGACCATTACCACCACAGACCACAACGCGCTGGTGACTGCCTTCCTGGTGAAGTACTACGGCACCGGCGACGGCCAAGCCCTGCATGACCCAGTGCACACCGTCACCACCCGCGACCGCCTAGCACTGGTCATGGTCAAAGGCGAGCCCTATCGCATCGTGGATATCGGCATGCGCATGCTCACTCCGGCCGAGCTATACGCGGCGCAGGGCTTCCCGGCTGACTACATCCATACCCACCGCGCAGACGGCACAAAGATCAGCAAGAAGGCGCAGGTGCGCATGTGCGGCAACAGCGTCTGCCCGCCCGTTGCTGCAGCACTGGTGCGCGCCAACCTGGTAGAACAGCAGATGACAGAACGGGAGGCGGCATGACTCAGCAACTCGCCCTATTCAGCAGCCCAGCAAACCCAGCCCCCATCATCGACCCTGTGGCCGGATTTGAACCAACTTTCATCGGGCCGCGCCACCCGAGCTATCGGCCGTTCGACGGCGCCGAGGTCAAGCGCATCGTCCTGCTACTTTGCGAAGCCAGCGGTGCCGAGTGGGTAGACAGCCACAAGCTATACGACAAGACCCGGATGCATCCCAGCGACGTCGGCAAAATGCTGCATCGCATGGTCAGCACCGGCCTGCTTGAACGAACACAGCTGTACTACGGCAGCAGCAGCCCCATGCTCGGAAACTACAAGGGTTTCAAATGGGGCTACCGCCTGCCGCAGGAGGCGACCCGATGAAAACCCCACTCATCCTGCGCAGCCTCGACCTACCACAGCACTGCGACATCTGCGGCCAACGCCGCAACCAGGGCAACCACTCGCGCTGCTCGCGCAAACGCCAACTGATCGGCCAGCAGCGCCGCCAGCAGGAGGCCCAATGACAGCGCGCAAACACAGCATCCAGAAGCGCCGGAACAAGATGACGGAGATCCTGCTGCGCACCGTCGCCATCGTGCATCACAGCGCCCTCGGCTACGGTGAGGTGCGCACGGTCGACATGAAGCTCGAGCGCGTCTCCCTGCTCGACCGGTACCAGGCCGGAGCGATCGCAGAATGGGCGCACCCATGGTGCATCCTGATGGCCGTGATGACCGACGACAAGCGCATGCACACAGCTGTCGTAAACCTCAGCTCACCAATGGTACAGGCCGACCTGACGCCCACGCTGGAAGAAGAGCACCAGCGGCTGCTGGCCAAGGTAAAGATTGAGATAGGGCTGGAAGGTAAAGGCGTTCAAGTCGATTCATTCGGATGGATCGCAATGCCACGGCAGCAGGACATTGAAGACGAGAAAGCCGAGCGCCTGTTTGCTGCTGCGCTGCGGACAATGCGGAGGGCTGCAGCATGAGCGCCGCCAAGGTACTAGAATTTGAGGAGCTGCAGCGGATCACCGGCTACACGCGGCGGGCCGATGTGGAGAAGTCACTGCGCCGGCAGGGTATCAAAACCTTTGTTGGCCGCAACGGGCCATGGACGACCATCGATCTGGTCAACCAGGCAGGCGGGCTACGCCCAGCGGATAACGACAACTACGGACCAGACATAGTATGAGACGCGGCCGCAAGCGGAAGCACAACCCGCTTATCCCCAAGCACATCGACCAAAGCGCCCTGCCGAAGGACGTGTACTTCGATCACCGTGGTGAGGGCCGCTGGTACCGGCTTGCCTTCAACGAGGCCGGTCGCCGCACTCGCCAGAACCTGTGCAGCGCCAAGACCACTCTGGCCGAGCTACACAAACTGATCGAGGAGCTGGACGGCCACGACACCGCCAGCCTTGATTACCTATTCGAGCAGTTCCACGCCAGCCCGCAGCTGAAGCGTCTGTCCCTCAAGACGCAGGAAGACTACGCCTACTGCCGCGAGATCCTGTCCAACCTGCCAACCAAGCTGGATATGCCGCTCGGCCAGCTGGCCGCCCGCAAGTTTACCGCCCCGATGATCCAACGCATCATCGACAAGCTGGCAGAATCAGGCCCATCAAAGGCAGCGCACTGCCTGCGCTACCTGCGCCGCGTCATGCAGTGGGGCCGCAACCGCGGCTACATGGACGACAACCCGGCCAAGGGGCTGGAGTCGCCACAGGAACGCAAGCAACGCCGCCTGCCAGATACGGTAGTGATGAACGCACTGATCCAGCGCGCCCAGCAGCGTGGCCAGCTGAAGCGCGGCCAAGCAGGCGCATGCTCGCCATACCTCTGGATCGCCATGGAACTCAGCTACCTCTGCCGGCTGCGCCTCATCGAGACCATCACCCTGACCGACGCGAACGAACGCCCCGAAGGCATCCTCACCAACCGCCGCAAGGGCAGCCGCGACAACATCGTCGGCTGGACACCGCGCCTGCGAGCGGCATGGAATGCAGCCAAGGCGCTGCGCGCTGAGACCTGGGAGAAGAGAAAGACAGCAGTGAACCTGCAGCCAGCGCGCCGACCGATCATCGTCGGCACCAGCGGCCGCGCCCTGACCAAGTCCGGACTGGATACCGCCTGGCAGCGGTTCATCACATCAGCGCTGAAGGATGGCGTGCTGACACCGGAGCAACGCTTCGGCATGCACGATCTAAAAAGGAAGGGAATCACAGACACGAAGGGCACCCGGGCAGACAAGCAGCAGGCCAGCGGGCACAAGGATGAAGCGATGATGGATGTTTACGACTTGAGCGTGCCGACGGTTAAGCCGTCGGCTGATTAGCTGCGTCTCTATCTTTTATAACGCCGGCCACAAACTTCTGGCCCTGGAAGACCTCCCAGAAGAACGATTTCAGGTCTTCCTTATCAAGTTTGTTCAACTTTCGGTGCACACAAACATCAGCATGAGAGTCTGCATCATCCAGAGGTGTCGCATAAACACTCAGCGTCCGCAGCCCCACGTCGTCTCCATCTGCCTCAGTTCGAGCTTTACGAAGTTCACTCGCCTCACATGTAACAAACCCAAGGTATGTCCGCTTGCGAGGGCCTTCGCGCATGGCCCGCTTCGTACCAAATTCGTCAATCTCGGCACGGGACGTCATACCAATCCGGCGAACAGAGAGGCCCTTGTTGAATGCATCTCCGAACGCGGCCGGCGTACAAGCTAACGACATCCGTATATCTGGGTCTTCGAGATCAACGTGCGTGGGGTCTTCAATCAACCGAGCAAGGCTCTCTGGCCCAGCCACCGGGTCAATCCCGCCCGACTCCGTCGGCAGCCCCTCCGCAATCTCAATATCTTCATCAGACAAACCAAGTGAGGCGAGCTCCTTGCATTTGTCCTTGCGATCACTGGTGACTATTGGTCTGACACGGTGTGGCATTTGCTTGCTTAATTACAGAGACTCAATAAAGGCCCAAGCTTGCTCAAGGTCCGCCGGTTGGTGCAGGTTCGCCTCGAAAAGTTTCTTCTGCCCAGTTTCTCGGTTGCGATATACGCACGCTAGTTCGTGATCGTCATAGAACGAAACAGAGAAATATGCACGACCGGTATCCCAGAACAGACCCGGAATCCCCTCCTCGTCGAGCATCGGACTCACTTCCGGGCAGCTCTCCACAATAGAACAGAGCATATAAAGGAACGCAGACGCCGCATTCAGGCGCTCATCAGTCGGCGCCAACGCATCCTCACCGTCCCAACCGTCGACTAGGGTCCGATAATGATCCAAGGCAGCAGACGCACGCACGCAGTACTCACGGGAAACCAACTCACCTTCAGACAAGACGCAAGCGGTCTCAATCGTAGGTGCGACAACACGCACCTCAAACAGCGCCTGCATGAGTGAGTCCAAGCTGGATTCAACAGTTTCTACAGCAGGCGCGCGGTACTGGCCAGCATCCCGAAAACCTAAAAAGGACTGCTTCAGTCCGGCCTTCAGTACCTTCCTGAAACGAGCGCTAACCTCGGCGGTGGAAACCTCCGGCTCTCGAATGACTTGCGGCAGAGCATACATGGTCATTAACTCCCTGTTCTCAACCCGATAGCTTCAAGCATTTTTTCTGACAAGATATCCGTAATATGGGTTTTGTGCACAGCTTTCAGACTACGAACCAAGGGTTCTAGTTCGTCACCAGGCGCAAGCGCAACGCCATGAGTCAGGGTGATATCCACCTGACTAAAATAGGTCCCATCGAACGAGTCCGCCATTCTCACGTGGTTAATCTTGCCTAGATTCAGCGAATCGCGGCCAGCCAGCTCATCAAAGAACCCGTAGTGAGAGTGCCAGTACTTCGACTTCTTAATGGCTCCCATCGACAACAGCTCAGACCGGTTGCTGAACAGCTCCTCTGGATCCCAATGTATGTCAGGTGACGTGAACTCGTCTCGGTACTCCAAAGTCAGCTTTTCTGCTTTCGCCCCGCTAGAACCAAATGCCTTGCAACCGATATCCAGAAAGTACTTAGCCTCAGCCCAGAACGAGTTGAAGTCCGTGTATTCATTAGTGCAGAAAACAGCCCGATTACCCGCGACCTCAAACCATTTTGCCTCAGTACCATCAGGCTTTCTGATGAAGTAATGGTATCCAGACTCTTCCTCGTGAACCCGGTCTGAGCTTTCCAGACCAGGAAACGGAATATTGAGGCTTCGGATTACGCGACGCATGTTGAGCTTGGTCCGGAACCGCTTTGCCTCATCTCGAACAAGAGAGAGACCTTCAGCTCCTACCTCACTAGGGAATTCGAGCACCAAGGCTACAGCCTTAATAGAGTGCACATCATTAAGAGGCGTGATCACGATCAAGCTTTCCCTTGGACCGGCAGAATATGCCTACTGACAATTGGCTGACAACTATACCCATGAGCATAGACCCAAGCAATTCTGGGGCCAATAAACCAGTCATCAATGTACGCATATTTGTACGTATAGGCATAAAAAAAGACCTGCGATCTCTCGCAAGTCTTTGTTTTTTATGGTGCCGGCACCAAGAGTCGAACTCGGGACCTACTGATTACAAGTCAGTTGCTCTACCAGCTGAGCTATACCGGCGCGGGGTGCATTATATATCGCCAAATTTCTGTGTAAAGAGATCAGCGGC